CGATGGGAAGAAGTACCCACAAGTGGTATGGTCGCTGCTTTCGTCCCAGATATTGGTAATAGGTAGGAGGTTGTATGCTTCTGGGTTATAGAACATACTCTCAAAGTCGATAGTACCTCCAGCCATGTCACCACCCGTACCAAATAGAATCATCTGCCCCGTGGTGATACCTCCATCCTCTACAGTTGGCTTAGTTGCCAGGTATGACGCTTTAAGATTGTCAAAAGCGCCACACTCTTCGAAGATTACGATGGAGGCATCTTTACCACGAGCAGCGTCTGGGTTGTCTTTAAATGTGATAGCCTCTACTTCCGACTTGTAGCCCTTCTCCACCTGCTGGCCCGACATATACTCTAAATAGCTGGCCCTGCGGTGGTTTTGCTTGTCTACAACTTGGCGCCTTTTAGCCCAGCCGGTATGCTCATTCAAGAAGTTCATGTTGTCAGTAACCATTGCCATGATACCTTTAGGGTACAAGTACTTCTTGTCAAATGCGCATAAAAGGGTGTAGCTGTTACGTTCCGTATTGAACGTATTCGTAACAAGAGCAGCGTTTTTATAAGAGAATCCCTTACGACGCGCCTTACCTACGATCATATGACGCCCACCATTCATATGAGCCTCTTCCACGTGTGTGGAAAGGTTCAGCCTTTCATAGTCTACTGGTTTGATCCCGTTACGGGCTATCTCCTGCAGCCAGAAGTATTCATAGTCCCCATCCCAGAAGTTGGGGAAGCTCAAAATCTTCTTGTTACCCTTGTCAGTCAGCTTTATCTGTACGTAATTCAAGTAGAAGTAATGGTGTCCAGTGATGGACACATCTCCTACCGTGTACCCCTCAGTACACCGGCGTAACTGCTCTGCCCAAAACTCAAAGTATGCTGCAGACCCCTCTGGGTCGCCGCAGTAGAAGCCATGTTCTAGAAAATGACGGCCTGCTCTATTGAATTCACGGGTGTTAGTCAACATTGTCGTCAATCTTCGAAGAGGCCTTTCTTACCTCCACCTTTAATACGCGTATCGTTGGACTCTTCCTTGCGGACTTTCTCTTCAAGAACGGTAATGTTCTCAATCGCCTTAGGGAGCTTTTCAGAAATCTCCAACATGCGTGTAACGGAACGAGTAACAGGGTCAATATCTTCCAAATCAGGATCAGCAAGAGCAGCATCAATGCGCTCACGTAGCGTATCGATGAGCCGACTGCTCGTAAGAAGACCCTCCCTAATAGATGCAAGACTTTTAAGGGTGGGAGTTTTTGACAGCTCCAAATACTTTGCAATAGCTGCTTTGACTTTGTCATCGGGCTTATAGTCTTTGCCCAACCCTGTATCTGTGGACACGCGTAAGCGCCGCTCGTCTTCCGGATAAATGTAGTAGGGCGATTTATGGTCGTGGATAAAGTAGATGTAGCTAAACTCCTTGAGCGCCTCTTTCTTATCCTTCGTCCGGTCACGTGTGAGCAGCGCTTTAAACTCAGGGATGAGTTTCAGCTCTACGTCTACTACTACCTTAAAGTTTTCTTCTCTGAATAACCGCATGGTTCAGTTTTGACAATCGCCCAGGTTTGACATAGAACTTGCCGAGATATGGTAGGCGCACGGTACTAAAGGCGCCCTTCTCCATGTGCTTACGTAAAAATCCAAACTGACTCATTACTACCTCGGCCACCTCATCATACGTGCCTCCGTCTTCCTCAACAATCTCAAGGATGATTTCGTGCATTACTTTACTCGGGCGGGGCATATACGTAGTAGGTTATGGTCGGGTGTTCGGGGCCTATAGTAATCTGAGTCTCGTAGTTTACTGACTGGCCTTCTAGTTCAGCAGCCATTTGCAGTTCAAAGGCAAAGAGTACATCGAGACTTTGAATCTCATACTCCAGCTTGAACAGCGGTTTCTGCGACGATGAATTTGAAGGTAAGAGACTCAAGGGTTCCGTCAGGTTTTACAATGTCGTTGTATCGATACACTCCACTGCGATCCTTATAGATGACCTGCTTGTCCTTTAAACTCTTCACATAGTTGTTTAGCACCGACACGCTCTTGAAGCTCATCACCTCTGCTACGTGCTTACGTGCTTGCATACTGCATGCCACTTCTTGGTCGTACTCTAAGAAATGCAGCAAGGCATCTAGCTCACGCGGAGTCAGCTTCAAGATACCATTCAATAGCTCTAAGTAATGGCGTACGAAACTTTTCTTACTTGTTTGAATCTCCAGCTGCATTCTCCTGGTATTTGTTCACGCGATCAATCTTACGGTTCAAGCGCTTCTTGAGCAGCACACGAACTTGCTTAAGTAAAATGATGCAACACTGATTCTCGACTGAGAAGTTCTTGTTCTGTAGAGCATACAGACGATCGATGAGCATGCTTACCACCTCCTCATTGGTCGTCCCTGGATTGAACCCGGTAGGTGTCTTCTCTGTGAAGCGCACCGTTTGGTACTCAGTTTCTGACTTGAAGTTGTGCAGCCGATACTCTATCCCGGGCTTGACAATTTCCATGACATTTAATTTCCTCGAAATATAGGAAAATTATACAGTCTCAGCTTGCTGTTCCCTGAACCTACGCTTATTATAGATTTTCTTGGTCACCATATCCTTCTCCTCCCTGGTCGCAATGCATTGATAAAACTCATCGTCCAGCGCCTTAATCTCAACCAAGAACTGATACCAGATCTGCTCAGCGGCAACCGGGTTCTTCATGTCAAACTTACTCTTAGTACCCAGATTAGCTTGAATACAAGCATTCATCTCTAATAGGGCATCAATCTTCTTACGTGTCTCCACGTCCTTGTAGTACTTACTCATAATAGCATAACAGATTAGCCAGACTTACAGTTCTCTAATAGGGCATAAGTCGCATCATCCATGTCCTCGTGTAACATGTCCCCGGATATATAGACACCCGTGGTCGTTTGGATGATAACAACATCCCCACCCCCTTGACACTGGTAGAATGTAAACAAGTAATTGTCTACACACTTCATCGTGTACAGGGGGTCTATAAACATACCCAAAGTTAGGGAAGTATGAGTTTGCTTACCACCCCCACTATACCTCCCCGGTGTTACCCCCACAAGACAACACCCCGGTGGCGTGTGGAACGGGACTTGCTCGTTCCTCACAAGTAACCCCTTAATCTCATACACCGTGAAGGACATTACCCTCTTTCCAATCCGCAAGACCGACACTGGTCTCACCGCAACTGTACGAACCCCAGATTCTCTTGAGGAACGTCTGCTCTTTGTAGACGACGCCTATACTGCCAAACACCTTGGCGTGGCTCTTCCCAAGGGCACCAAGACATGGGTCGAGTGCCAAGATGCCGGTGACGATTACCCAACGTTCAAACGTGACCAACAATTTGACGTTAGTGCACCTGCGGGTCACCACTTTGATGTCGTGCCATGGCCGGACCGCGAAACCGGCAAGCCTTGGACCACCAAAGAAGGCGACGTATTCTATGGTCTCGTACTCAAGCGAGACTAAGAGTGGGGCCTTCGGGCCTTACTTGGATACACTATCATCAAAACGGACTGTAAGCTACGTGTGTGCGCTAACCAGCGTCCATGCGTAGCTATTTCGTATCAGATTAAGGGGCTACCTAACCTCAGTACTACAGACTATAATCCTTTTCATTCATCCAACCATTCTTACCATGTGGACATTAGACTACGTAAATGACCTCATTGCAACTAAGCAATGTCTCATTGCAGACAAGGACGCCTTCATTCGTGAGGCTGACTTCAATCGTGACCTTACCGAGTGTGTCAAGTCACGTGCCTTTCAACTTGAGCGACTAACCAAGCTCGAAGAGATTCGTACAGAGATGGAAGCATGCAGTGCTACTAACTGTATGAATGACTACATCTCACAGAAGGCTTACGTGTATACTCTCATTCAGGCTTACAAGGCTTGAGTGGGAGTATACTCTTCTCTCTCTCTCCTATATGGTAGATGAGATGATTCCGCGATTCACTTTTCAATCCAATACCATGGCGACCAAGTACTCCTATGACTTCCTGGGCACCATCACGTCTCGTACGTGGTGTGCTGAGGAGGGACAATACATCGAGAAGATTGTAGGCAATGTCTATGACTTCACTCAACAAGAACTCCTGTCGATGGGCATAGTCCTAGACGAAACCTTTTAACCCTTTACCAAAACCCCTTTACCATGAAGAACACTTCCTCTTCTCTTATGCTGGTATACGTCCTCTTTATTGTGGCGCTGTGTACCGTGCTTCTCTCTTCCTGTTCAACATCGTCGCATACCTCTGCGTACAATCCGATGTTTGGCAATTCACAACACCCAGTTTGCGCAGCATATGACTAAGTTCCGTACTCCCGATCACCGGCTGCCAATCAGCAAGCTGAACTACAACAACCTCCTACCACCTATGACTAAGGAGGAGGCTGAAGCTGTACGCGCTGAGATTATGACACTCAGCGATGCACTGTACTCTACTCAAGTGAGAGAGCGCAGTCTCTATGGGATGCTCATAGGTTTCTTCCTAGGTGGCATCCTTCTTAACGCTTGCACGGTATCTCCTGTGCTCTACCATATCGCTGACTTAGGTTTCGATCTTGGTATTGCTGTGGGTTCCGTGTCTTCCTACATCGCATACCGCAAGCGCGTGTATGCAGAAAATGCCTACTGGAAAGCTGTCTTTGGCGACAACTACAGTGGTTAAGGGCGATATTGGGGCTGGGCTTCGTGCCTGGCCCCTTTATCATAATTTTATAGCATGGAATTAAATCAGTACACCTTGTACTTCTACACTCGCTACGGTCAGAAGTACTGTACACCCAGCGTCGATGTGGCATTCAACCGCAACATGTCTGGAGAAGTAACTCAAATAACCTATGAGCAATCCGAACGATAATGATGTGTACCCTACCTATAGTGGTGAGGTATACTTCACAGTCACGCTACAGTGTGACGACATAGAAGCTACCGACATTGACTCTCTGACCTCAGACTTACGTCGAGGACTAGCCGCTAAGCTTGAAGGCTTTCCCGTGAGTGTCGTTGTCGAAGATCATGACCTGTCTATCAGCAATGAGGAAGAGGACTTCATGTCCAAAGCCGACCGGCTATACGAGCAGAAACATGATAAGTGATGGGAGCCAATGCCAAGACATCGGGCAAGTGGGCTTCTAAAGAAACATGGAAGGTTGTCCTCATTCACAATGAGAAGGGGACACGCATTCCATTCTATAGCCACACAGGATGGGCAGCTCAACGAGAAGCTCGTCTACACATGAAGGCTAACAGACTCCCGGTTCATGACTATACCATGACTGAACCAGTGGAGGTATTTAAAAGAGGTATCGATTGGGACACAGCAGTGGACCCTCGATACTAATTTCTTATACGCTTCTTGGTTGCTATACTATTCCCTTGTATCTTCACCTCGTGAAAGTATTAAGGGTTACTAGTAGCAACAGCAGATGGGTCACCAATTGTACCCATGATGTAGAAGTAGTTTACATCTACGGGTCTGGTACCACCCGATAATAGGTACCTCTACTTGGTAAAGTAGATTGAAAAGGATGGGGGCTGGCAGGGATGCCGGCCCCTTACTTTTTACGCGTATTTCTACGCTTTGCAGAGGGCTTACGTCCCTTCTTCATACCATTACGAGCACGGTTCTTTGATTGTGATTCCATTACAATCTTCCCGTTCTTCTTATGGCTGGCATCCTTGCCATCACCATTGCCATAAGTACCAGCGCGTCGGTTAGCTCTGTTAGCCTGAACGCGCTTCTTTACAGCCGATCGTTTCTTCTGATACTCCGCATCATATTTCCGCTTACGTTCAATTGACGCTTTTGTCATCCCGCGCTTCTTATAGACGCGGCCCTTACCAGCGAGACTATTTCGTGCCATATCAGAATTCGATATATTTTTTCAATTTAAACCCTTAGTACCTCAAGACATGAGTAACTTTGTTGAAGTCCTTGCTACTGAAATTTGCTCGGACAAGAATGGACGCGACTACAAGCGCGTCACCCTTGGCACTGCTGCCACTACTTCTACCTGGGTTAATCCAGGAACTGGAGAGGTCCACCCGATCCTCGCTCCAGCCAAAACTGTACGCGCCATTGGCTACAAGGTGCCGTACCTTTATGACGAAGATGATTCGTCAGCTGTACCGGACTACCTCTGGAACGCAGCACCAGGGATGGTAATTGAAGGTGAAATCGTACGTCGTGAGGTTGTGCCTTACGAAATCAACGGTGACACCCGCAACTATCACTCTTGCTTTGTGCAAGGTAACTCAGATTCTGCAGACTTCGAGACTGCTGTCAAGGTTGCCTTCGAACGCTCCGGTCGTACCCTGCTCGCCAATGCGGTGATGGTGCCGACTGAAGTTGACGCTGTAACTGCCACTGCACGTGGTATCGTTGCGGCCGGTATCTAATTAGAACCCCACAGTTTGGGGCGCAGCTCAACGTTAGCGTAAGTCGCCCCGAACTTTTTTAACCCAAGCCCTTTTTCCATCATGACTCCAGTACCTACAGAACACACCAATGCCGTCTATCAAACTCGTGACGGTAAGCAGCACCAGATCAAAGACATGGATGCTGTCGAACTTATGACTGCACTCTACGACATGCTTATGCGCAAAGCCAAGCACAACCACAAACTCAACAAGATGCTTGAGGTGGGAGAAGTATTGTCCGGAGTAACCAAGGCCATTCACGTGGAGCTTGGTAA